ACTCTGTTCCTGATTGTGTGTCGATTGCTTGCAAGTTAAAATTAACAGTAAGTGGTTCATCTCTTTTTGCTTGCAAAACTTCGCCCTGTTGTCTTTTATTTAATATAACTTCTCCAGGGGTGGCTAGGATAGGAACACTGTCACCTCTTGTTGGCATACCTGGGACAACACCACCGCTTGCAAAGCCAAGGAAGCCGCCTAATAGTCCAAACAGACCTCCGCCGCCTCCAAATAGACCGCCTAACAATCCGCCGCCACTCATTCCGAACGCACCAACACCGCCCATTCCAAATGCACTAAATGCTTGACTAAAGCCTGCTGTCATACTTTGAATCATTGGGTTGATAAACGCTTGTTGAATAATCTGTGTAAGGATTGTTTCAAGTATACTTTGCATAAAGTTTTTGAATGACTTCATAATGCCTTCGCCTCTTGCAATACCTCTTGCAAGTCCTTGTGCTAGACTGTTGCCTGCATCTGTAAATGCATCTACAAGTGTAACACCCATTGCAATACTGCGGTTTTGAATGTCATCCATTCCCGCACCCATTGCTTCCATACCAATTTTGAATTCGTTTAAGTCATATTTTCCTGATACAAAGTCTGCTTCTAGTAATTTCATACCATTTGAAACATCTCTTTGTTCTGTGTGGAAATCTTTAATTGCTTTGGTTGCTTGTTGATATTTGGTTAGCATACCTTCAATTGCTTGTGTGTTATCAGTTATTGTATCTGTTTGCTCTTGTACTGCAGTGCTTACAGCACCAACACTATCGCCAAATCTTTGTGCACTTTCTAATGCTATTTGCTCCATATTGATACGCTTTTGTTCTTCTGCTTGATATTCTCTATAATCTAAAACAAGATCTTCAACACTAGCACCAATTTGTCCAAAATAATTTGAAATACTGCTTGCAAAATTACCCAAGTAATCAGTGTCAAATATTTCGCCGTAATCAACATCGAAATTAACATCATTGAAACTGTTGCTGGCTGCTTCTGCATAACTTGCGGCTTTATCTCTAAATCCTGATGCGGCATTTTCTGCTCTAATAACACTTGCTTCAAAACTACTTGCCCAGGCTTGAATACCCATTGTATCGACTGAAAAATCAAGTCCTAACATTTCAGCGGCTTTGTTAAACACACTGCCTGTCATTGCAACAAACTCTGCAAACTTGGTAACCATAAAGTTAATCAATCTTGCAAAAATTGCTTGTAAGTCTTTGAACCAAGCAGACATTCCATAAAACCACTGTGCACCTTTGTTAAGCATAAAGTCAAATGCACCTGCTGCGGCTGCTGGTATATTTCTATAAACTTCTAAAACAGTTTCATGATATGCCATATAAAGTTGAATAATGAAATTCAATGCTTTATTTGTTGTTCTTGAAAACCAATCAAAAAATCCATATATTGAACCAGCCATATCGCCTTGGAATATACTTACTATACGATCTTTAAGTGCTGTCCACCAGCCTCCGGCACTTTCAACTACATATTGAATCATTTCACCGGCTTTCCACCAACCTGCTCTTAATATTTCAGTAAGAGTTGTTTGTGTATTGCCTATTTGAATTAAATGATCTCTCGCAAATGCAAGTGCTGCAACTGCTGCACCTAATCCTATAGTTAGTATTCTACCAATCGGGTGCATATTTGCAATTGTAGAAATTGCACCGCTAAGTCCTAATAAACTTGCTATTGCACGGGGAATTGTTAGTGCAAAAGCAGTGATTGCTTTACCAGCACCGCTGAAGAATCCTTTAAATCCTTTTGCATTTGCTGTAAAACTACCAATTTTAGCACCTAAGTTAGCAACACTTGTTGCAAGTCTTGTAAATGCAACTGCGAGTATAGCATCTCTGATTAAATCAAAGTTTCTTGCAAGAAACCTAATTGCTTCTGCTGTACCTTTGATTGCTTCACCTAATCCTACACCAAATTGTTCTACAAGTTTTTCATTGTTGCGTAGTAATGCGGCTGTATCGTCTACAACATCTTTCAATGCTGGTCTTAACTGTTCACCAATTGTGACGGCTGTTTCAAATATTGCACCATTTAAGTTACTGAAACTTTGATCCAGTGTATCTGCATTGGCTGCGGCTGCTCCGCCAAATCTACCACCTTCTTCACCCAGTCTTTGCAACTGTCTTACAAGGTCTGTGGTTGAATTTGCTACTGCAACCTGTTGGTCACCAATTCTTGCAACAAATTGATCATTTTCTCTTGATACTTTGATACCAAACTCTTTGAGTCTTTCAAACTCACCAGTAAGTGCATCAGCAACTGCTTCACCAAGTTGTGTAAACGACTTAGCGTTAGCAGTTGCAATGTTTGAAAATGCTTTTAGTGATTCACTGCTTGTGTCAATACCATTACGCTGCAAGATAGTAAATGCTTGTGTAATGTCCTGCAAGTCTTGTGGCAAACTATTTGCTAAAACTTGTAGTCTATCAAGTTCAGCGTTGGCTTTTTGACTGCTACCTAAGAAAGTTGTTAGTACAGTTCTGTATTTTTCAAACTCTCTGTATTGGTTAACAATACCTCTTGCAATATTGCCAGCAGCCAATCCAGCAAGTGCAGCACCAACTGTTTTTGCTGTTCTTCCGACTTTTTGTAAACTCGAATCAATGTTTCTTAAACTTCGACTACTTTGATCTACGGTGCGAACTATTAGTTCATATGTATTTGCCACAGTTTGCGTCCTTTATTTCTTTTTGGCGGCTTTCTTTTGTTCCTCGTGTTGGATTCTCAAAAATTCGCCCCATCCTCTAACTTCAGTGGCACTAAACTGCATAACCTCTGCGACACTTTTACCTAATTCCTGTGCTATTCTGTATAGCATCATAAGTTCTGTGTCGCCTCTTAGTTTTTTAGTGCAACCTCTTCAAGGTTTTCACCATCATACTCATCTTCGTCATTCATACCTTGAATAATACGAAGAATAACGGCTGGATCAACCATACGCATTAGTGCTTGTTTGTCTCCAAGATTAAAAATGTGTTTACCATCTTTGTCTAATGCTCGGTTGATTAGTGTTTGAACCAAAGCCTCTACTGTCTTACCTGCTTGCTGCAGTTCGATGACTTTGGACTCCTGATGGAATGTTGTTGCTGGCTTATACCATACTTCTGTTTCCCATTCAGGCACGGCGATAGGACCTTTTAGTCCTGCACCGATTTTATCTCTCATGTGTGATTTTGCTTTTTCTAATACTGTGCTCATAGTCTTTTTCTATACCTTCTCTTAGATAGTTTTCTAAATGCTGGATCTGTCATACCTCTGGGTGCTTGACTGCTTGATCCTTCATCTAATATCCCGACATAAGGAACCTTGTTTTCTATAACAGTTTGATCGCCTTTACGGTCTATGTTATATTTACCCGTTTGTCTCCAGCCCCTTTTTGCACGGCCTTCTCTAACAGGTGTAGTCTTTTTTACTTCTTTATAGAAATCGTCAAGAAAATGATTGACGACAGCGTTTAGTGAGTCCTCTATGTCGGCACTTGCCGCTTTTGCACTTCTAAATTTTGCCATCGTCAATCTTATTTTATTAAGATGCAGTGCCGTATGTTAATACGCCATCACCTTGTAAACTTAGACTTGCTTCAATCAAGCCATCGTATGAACTAGTAATTGTTTTACCAGTTACAACTGCAGATCCTGATAGTTCTGTGTCACCTGTTGTAGGTACACCAAATGAACTACCTGGCTCTGGGTAAAATTTAACTGTTACGCTTGAACCAATTGCTAATGCAGTTTGTGCAGTATCATCTGGATCGTATAAAACATCAACAGTTGCAGTCCAGTTATTATATGTAGTCGAAAATGTTCTTGTTGTATCACCTGCTACAGTAGTATCGATTGTTTCAGCAGTTTCTTCTACTGACCAACCTCTACTTTCACCTACAACATCAGATCCAACCATTACATATCCATCTTTACCTAAGTATTCAGCCATTATGCTTCTTCCTCATTATGATTGATCTCTTCGTGAGAATCTTCTTGAACCTCTTCAGGTTCTATGGTTTTTGGAGTATCTGCAAGTTTGAATCCTCTGTTAAGATTTCTCTCAACTTTGTTTTCAGGAATATCACAAACATCTCCGTTAGGGCTAATCATTTTAATCATTATGTTGCTCCTCTTTCATAGCGATATGTTACAAGATATACTATACGCATAGTTGCGTAAGGCACCGCTTCACCTGGATCAATGACTTCAACAATAACAACTTCGCCATCTAATGCTTTGCTGTCTCGTCTTACATCTTCTTCTAGTTTTTCTTCAATTGCTTCAATCAACTTATTACGGTCGCTATCACGCATATCTGACTTAACTAGGATATCCAAGTTATATGATATTCTACCGAGGCGTGCGGTTCCAGCAGTTAACTGTTCACGCTCCTCGTCTGCACTTTCTACATATACTGCCGGGATAGCCTGGCGACTAATTTCTTCGATAACAATCGGTTCTCTAGTCACCAAACCTAATCTCGGTGAGGTAATGTTTTTGAGTGCTTTTACAATATCATTTGCAATGTCTTCTCGTTTACTCATTATCTTACCAATCTATCCTGTACAAATTCGTGTGTTTCCCCTTCAGCGTATGTGCCGTCGTTGTTGCTATCGTACTTGATACCAAACCCGAATTCTAAGTCTAATTCTTCATTAAACTTTTCACGATAAAAGTCAATTTGCTCACGGAAAGCATCGCCCTCTGGACGGAAGTTACTCAACATTGGAAAGATGTAGTTTGCAAGTGCTCTGTAAACACAACACTTGGTCCACTGTGTTTCATCTAACTTTGTTGCGTCCCATTCCGCTCCAACTCTGTGCAAACGGTAGATTGTATTGCTTGCATATTCCTGATCGAACCAACGCACTTTGATCATCTTTTCGATGTCCGTTTGTGCTTTAGTCAACTGGTCATCAAAGTTCTCGATACCGTTTTCTACAATATCTGGAACATATTCTACCAAGTCTGCTGTTGTTGCGAATGCCATAGTATTATCCTTTTATATCAATTAAAGAGCCGCATCACCTGTGATTTTAACGCCTTTTGCGTTATCAATGATTCCTGCACCCCATGCTGCTGATGCAACTACTTCAAAACCACGAAGTGATTCGTCACGCTGTAGAGCAATGCGGATGTCACGCTTAAGAGCCATACCAATTGCCGCTGGGTGGAATACTGCACCAACTGCGTCATCGCCTGCATCGATTGTTGGGCTTGCTGATTCGTATACATCGATACCTGCAATACGACCGATAAAGTATTCACGGGCTGCGTTGTTCGCTGCGTCTGGTGATGCACCAAATGTTCCGCCTGCGTTCAATAGGCCTTTCTTAAGGTTGAATGCTTGGAATGGGTGTAGCACTGCTACAAGACCTTGCATTGGGACACTGTTGTTGCGTAGTGTTGCTGCCGCTTTCATTAGTGTTTCAACAGTTACTTCGTCACCTGCAAGTCCAACATCAGTTGTGAATGATCCAAATAGACCTGTTACACTTGTGTCCATTGCTGCTGCTAATGCGCCGCCTAGTTGACGACCTACATCTGCACCTACATCACTTGGTGATGCTTCAACAACGATGTCTTGGATTGTTGACATGTTGCCGTATTCTGCTGCAGTGATGTCTACTGCTGTTACTGATGCCATTGCACTATCGTTTGATAGGTCAGTACCTGCTGCTAATGCTGTGACCGCAGTCGCTGCGGGCCATACTGGAATACTTGCTGTTAAGCCTGGTGTGCCTGTCATATCATACATTGTAACCAGGTTACGAAGCATAGCATTTTCTTGGAATGTGTATTGAGCCGCCATTGAGATATTTTCATATAACTCGCCGCTTGCTACACCTGTGTCAATTGCGTCTGTTGTTGGCATTTTAATTTTCCTTTGCTATATTAAGACGAATAAAACTTACGAGTTCTGCGAGGATCCATCATTTCTGCATATATCTTACGGTGTTCTGGATTTTTCATATCTAAATCACTTAAAGACATCTGCTCTGATTTTACAGGCTTAGGATTTGCTTGTGTTCCTGCACCTGCTGGATTGCTTGCACGGAAGTATGGCTTGTTATCTAAAAATTCTTTAACTGCCAACTCTACTGTCATCGGTTCTGCTGTAGTAGGATCATATCTGACATTGCCAGTATCATCTAACACAACAGGATTACCAGTTTCGTCTAACTTGATACTGTTTTTCATTAGTTGTGCAACATCACTTGGGCTTACAGCACCATATTTTGTTGCAGCATCTAACACAGCACCATCTACTTTCACGCCTGTTAGTTGTGAGCGTAGTGTGTTGACTTCCTGCTCGTATGTTTCTTTTTGTTGCTTCAGTACTTCTTCGAACTTCTGCTTGCGGATCAACTCATCTCTTTGAGCCTTTTCCTTTTGTGCTTTCAGTTCTTGATATTCTGAAACATCGATGTCTCCAAACTTCTGTTTGGCCATCTTTTCTGCTCTTTTTGCGATCATAGCATTTACTTCTTCTTGAGTAAACATACGCTCGCTTGGAGCCTGGTCCTGGATGATTGTTTCTTCAGCACTTGTGGCTTCAACTCCAGTAGTTTCGCCTGCTGTGTCCAATGTTGTTTCGGTCATTGTCCCGTAACCTCCTATTGAGTAGTGTTGTTATTTATAGTGGTTAAATCTGCTGGTTCAACCACGGTTTGCTGATCGATTGCTGTCAACACTTGTTCTAGTGTTTGTTCATCTTCAATCAACAGTTTAGCAACTTGGCGTTGGATTTCTTTGCCAAGTTCCGGCACTGTAACAAATTCATTTGCTTTACGCAATAATTCTAAATCACTGTGCTTATCTCTAATATCGAAACTCTTTTCATATTCAATG